CGGCTGCAGGCAAGATGGATAAAGCCAGTAAGTCAGCGGGCACCCTCGGACGTAACATGAAAGGTGCTGGAGACGCTTCTTCTGGCGCAAGCAAAAACTTTTCAAAAATGTCCCAAGGTATGGGCGGGTTCGTTGGTGCTTATGCAACTCTTGCAGCTAACGTTTTTGCCGTATCTGCTGCATTTAACTTTCTAAAAAGAGCCGCTGATGTAGAACAGCTACGAAAAAGCCAAGTTGAGTTTGCTAGATCTTCTGGTACAGCGCTTCAGTCCGTAACCGATAGACTTAGAGAAGCTAGTAACGGGATGTTGGGGTTCCAAGAAGCCGCACAAGCAGCAGCGATTGGTAGCGCAAAAGGATTTAGTCCTAAACAGCTAGAAGACCTTGCCATAGGAGCAGGAAAAGTATCTAAAGCTTTAGGTAGAGACTTTACTGATTCTTTTGACAGACTAGTAAGAGGTATTTCAAAAGCAGAACCTGAACTATTAGACGAACTTGGCATTACTCTTCGTCTTGAAGAAGCAACAAAAAACTATGCAAAAGCTCTGGGGGTTAATGCAAAAGACTTAACAACTTATCAGAGAAGCCAAGCCGTACTAGTAGAGACACAGAGACAGTTAAATGATCAATTTGGAGCCTTTGACGGCTCAGAAAATGCCTTTGTAAAGCTACAGAAAACTTTTGAAGATGTTGTAAACTTAGTAGCTGAAAAAGTTTTGCCTGTTTTTGAGTTTTTTGCAAACATTATTGCAAATAATATAGGAATAGCTATAGGTGTATTTGCTCTTATAGGTGCAAAAATCTTTGGTACTATACCTGCTGTTGCAGGATTAGGGGAATCCTTAGATCAATTTGTTTCGAATGCAGAGGAAGGAATTACTTCTGCGACCGAGGACATGGATGAGTATTCCGAGTCTATAGCAAATGCAAAAAAAGAACTACAAGATCAAGCAGACTTAGCAGATAATGCTTTTAAAGCGGCACAAAAAGGGGCACAAAATGTTGCAAAGGATCTAGATGCTAGAAAAGGTTCGGGTCTCGAAGCTTTACAAAGAGGAGAGGAGCCTAGTAAGAGGCAGCTTGCAGGAATGTTAAAAGCAGCTAGAGACAATAAGGGAGAGTATGCAAAGCTTGATACTGATAGACGTATTTACTTTATAAAGCAGTTAGAAAAGATGCAAAAAGCCAGTAAAGAAACTAATAGAAGTTTTGTGGTTCATGCAAAGAAAGCCGCTTTAGGGATGAAAAGCCTTGGTCTCAGTATAAATAAATTTGTAATTCTTAGCCTTAAAAAAACAGCTTTACGAGCTAAAAAAGTTTTTGCCGGTATTGCAAAAGGAGCTATAGGAGCGGGTAAAGCTCTTGGTAAAGTATTTAAAGTTGCTGCTATTGGTACAGCTCTTTTTGGAATACTAGATACTATAGACAATATTTTAAAGTTTCCTATAACTTTTTTAAGAACTACTATAGATGTTGTTGTAAAACTAGGAAGTGTTTTTCAAACTCTTATAAATGGTATATTAGCAGGCTTCAATCTAGTAGCAAATAAAGTTAGATCTATTCTTGGAAAAGAAGAGCAAAAACCTTTTGAACTTGACTTGATTCCCGAAGACGCAACCAATAAACTGATGGAATATTTGGAGACGCTTCCAGTAGTGGGTGAAGCTTTGGACAAGCTCCAAAAGAGAGAAGATACAAATCAGGCACTAAAAAAGAATGAAGAGGCTTTAAAAGCTATAGGCGAAGCCGCCAAAACAGCCGCAGAAGATTTGGCAGCTGTAAATGAAGGTTTAAAAGGTAAACCTGCGGGTGCTGAAACAAGCGTAAAAAGACAAACTGCTATTTCAACAGTAGGCGTTTCTAGCATGGTTACTAAAGCTATGGCTAATGCTATGGATGATGCAGGAAACATAGACGATGAAAAAGCAAAAGCAGGTATGCAAAAAATTATAGATACCTTGGGAGAAGAAGCTCAAAAATTAAGCCCTGAACTTAGAGCAGCACTAAATCTACCCATTGCAGAAGCGTTATCTACACTTAGCACTTTAGAAGAGGATGCTAGAACGTTTGTATCGACCGCATCACAATTTGACGCAACCTTAACCTCAGCAAAAGAAACTCTAGGATCAGGAAATCTTAGGGGAAATATAGCTATTCTAACAGAACTTGAAGATCAAGTAAAAGCACAAGAAAAACTAGGAGAAAAAATAGGAGAAGTAACAGATCTTCGAGAAAAACAAGACAAGGCTTTTGCTTTTGCAGGTGGATTTCAAAAGTATCTAGCGACTATAAAGGAGCTCGTAGCAGAGCAGGAAAGGCAAAAAACGGTACAGCACGAGATTAATATGCAAACAGCTGCTACAGAACTACTAACCGCTGGGCAGGCAGGAAGAGCAAAAGAACAACTAGCAATAAAATCAGCAATGCTAGAAAAGGATAAGAATGATCTTTCGATAAGAGAGAAGAGATTAAAATTAATCGAGATGCAAGAGGCGTTAGATCCAAAAGAGAGTACTTCAGCAGCAATAGAGAGCCTAAAAGAAGAAATTAAAGACCAAGAAAGACTAGGAGAGGTACTGACTCAAAATGTTTCGATTGCACAAGCCAAAGGTGACGATATTAAGAAGTTAGGACTAACGATAGGAAACTCATTAGAACAAAACTTAGCGGGAGCTTTTGAAGCGCTAGCAATGGGAACAAAGAGCTTTAAAGAAGCATTTGCAGATATGGCAAAAGCAATACTTGCGGATATCGCAAAAATGATAGCGAAAGCACTTGTACTAAGAATGCTTACCTCTGCTTTTGGCGGATCGACTTTCGGAACTTTCTTAGGTATTGCTCCACCTGCTAAAACAGGAGGAATTTTGGAACCTCCTCAATATCGGAACGGTGGAATAGCAAGAAACATGGACTACTCCACGGGTGGAGTTGCCAGAGGAAGTCAAGCAGGCTACCCTGCAATTTTACATGGAACAGAAGCAGTAGTTCCTTTGCCTGATGGAAGAAATATCCCTGTAGAAATGCGGGGAGGAATGGGAACACAGAATAATGTAACAGTAAATGTAACTATTGAAAATAACGGAGACAGCCAGCAGAATAGCCAATCCGATTCTCCAATGGGAGAAAATTTAGGAAGATTAGTAGCTTCTGCTGTGCAAGATGAGTTACATTTTCAAAAACGATCAGGGGGTATTCTTAACCCCTATGGAGTAGCATAATGCCAGATATAGGATTCACAGTTCCTGGAGTTAGTGGACAAGTAGTACCAGATAAAACTTTACAAAGACAAAGCACTCCTAAAGTAAGAGTTGCTCAGTTTGGGGACGGCTATCAACAAAGAATTGCAGACGGGCTGAATTCTGTTACCGATGTATTTACTGTTAACTTTGTAAATCGGTTAAAAGCAGAAGCGGACGATATAGAAGCATTTTTTAGGTCTAAAAAAGCAGTTACAGCCTTCAACTTTACTTTTCCGGACTCTAATTCTTCTTCCAATGATAGTGCTGGAAACCCTGTTACAACAGTAAAAGTAATTTGTAAAAACTGGTCACAACAGTATGGAAACTCTGGAAGTTACTCTATAAATGCACAATTTGAAAGAGTATATGAGCCATGAGTGTAGAAATAACCACAGATGCGCAATCGAGTGAGATAACTAGCCCGATACTATTCCTATATGAAATAAACTTGGGTACAGGTACAAATAATACTTTATTTTTTCATGCGGGTAAAGATTTAGATGGTAGTGACTCAAACAAAGATTTAATATTTGATGGCAATACATATATAGCACTTCCTATAATCATGGACAATATTGAAAAGAAGTCTGATGGTGCAATGACTAGACCAAAAGTAACTATTGCAAATGTTGAAACTCTATTGAAAACAGGTTCCGCTTTTAAGACAGAGATGGCAGATGGAAGCTGGGATTCTTTAATTCAAGGTGAGAATGTAACTGCAGCCAACTTTCAATTCGAGAATCTAATAGGGCAGCGCTTTATAAGGAGAAAAACTCTAGAAAAATATACAGGAAGTGCTACACCTGTTGAGTTTCCTAAAGAAACATTTGTTATCGATAGAATTGCCGATAAAAACTTTTTATCTGTAACTCTTGAGCTGGCTTCTCCCATGGACCTAAGCGGGGTGAGAATACCTGCAAGACAAGTTGTGGGTAAATACTGTCCTTGGCTATATCAAAGACATGGAGCCGATCCTATAAAAAGCGCTTGTTATTGGAAAACCAATGATCAAGTAACTGATACAGAAGGTAATAAATATACTTTTTATTTTACAGAAGATGATGAGCCTTTAGTACACGAAGACCACTTTTACAATACATATTCTAACTCAAGAAAGTCGGCAGAAACTTCTACGATTGCAAGAATAGAAACAACTTTCGCAGGTAGTGGGTATAGTTCAGCTCCCAGTATCACTATTAGTGCTCCCGGTGGCGGAGGTACGACAGCTACAGCTACAGCCACAATTACAAACGGAGCTGTAACTGCTATAAATATTACTAATGCAGGAAGCGGATACACAGACGTGGCTACTGTTAGTTTTTCAGGGGGAGGTCCTTCAGCCGCTGCTACTGCAGTAGCTCGACACAATTTTGGTGCTTGGCAGGGAGACTACTCAAATAGCACTTCATACAAAAAAGGTGCCTACGTTTATCATGTAGTTTCAGGATCAGGAGAGACATGGAGAGCAGAGGCGGATACTCAAGGCGTCACTCCTTCAGAGACTAGTCTTAATTGGCAGGTTGTAAGAATTTATTCGACATGGAATAACTCAACAAGCTATACTGTAAATACTGATCCTAGACAAAATAGTTACGTTAGATATACAGATAATAATGTATATAGAGCAATAAAAGCAAATTCAAATGTAGCGCCAGGTACAGATTCAAGTGTGTGGGTTAGAGGAGATAACTGCGGAAAACTTTTAAAATCTTGCAAGATAAGATATCAAGCAGTACCTAATAAAGTAGGCAGCACAGCAGTTCAGACAGATGCAATACCCCACGCTATACATAGTACTCGAACAGCTTTACCTTTTGGAGGCTTCCCAGGAAGTAGAAAGTTTAGATAGTGAATTTAGAAGAAATCGAAGAGCATTTTAAAGACGAGTACCCAAGAGAGGGCTGTGGAGTTCTAGCAGTTGTACAAGGGAAGAAAAAGTTCTTTCCTTGCACGAATGTAGCAGAAGAAGACGAAGACTTTGTAATTGACTCAAAAGAATACATAAAACTTCTTCGTACTACAGATATTGTGGGAATTGTACATAGTCATCCAGACGCTTCTTCGGAGCCATCTGAGACAGACAAAAAATATTGTAATGCTCTGGGAATACCTTATTACATTTTTAGCTACCCAGAGATGGATCTTACAGTAGTGCAACCAAAAAAGAATCTTACAGAACTATATGGAAGAGAATACGAGTTCGGTGTTTTAGATTGTTTTGAAGCTATGAGAGACTATCTGAAATCCAAGGGAATAGAGATACCCCCAAGAGCATTGTTTGAGGATGACTGGTGGGAGAAAGGAGAGCTAGACTACTTCTCCGCAGAAGTAATAAAAGACTGGGGCGGACAACCTGTAGATATAAATACAGACTTACAAGAAAATGATGTACTAATATTTAAAGTAGACGCAGAAAGAAATAATCACTGTGGTGTTTACTTAGGAAATGATATATTTTATCACCATGCGGTAAATCGACTCTCATGCAGGGAAAGCATTTACCCTTTTTGGCATAAATGGTTAGTAGGAGCATATAGATATGTTGCGTAAGGTATACTTAGAAGGAGAGATGGGAGATAAGTTTGGAACAGGTTTTCAAATTTATGCTGACTCTGTCGCAGACGTGATGCGCAACTTAGAAGCAAATTTAGGAGAAGAGATTCGTGGGTACTTAGTCGACTGCCATGATAAAGATATAGGATTTGTTGTGGAGGTTGCAGATAATACTTTTGATACTGAGGCAGAGCTTTTAATGCCAATGCATGAAGGAGATGTAACAATTACTCCTATGCCGGCAGGCTCAAAATCAGCGCTTGGAAAAATACTTGCAGCAATAGTTCTTGTTATTGTAGCCATATATGTTCCCCAAATGCTAACACAACTACAGCCAGGAGTTGGGCTATTGGGAAGCGGTGCTGTAAAAGTAACAGGAACATTTTTAGGTATGCAAGCGAGCACTATATCATTAGGCTTAGGATTAATGGCTGCCAGTTTAGCTATGATGGGAATTATGCAAATGATGGCCCCAGATCCTGCAGTTGACGAAGCTATGCCTGAAACTTACTTGTTTAATGGACCGGAACAAAATGTTGTACAGGGAGACCCGGTGCCTGTACTTTACGGGAGACTTAGAGTGGCGGGACAGCCCGTAAACTTTGAGATAGCAGGAACAGGGGTAAGAAAAATTACACACAGTTTTAATGAAGACGGAAGCAGCTATTCTACAGAAAATAGTAGTGAAAGGGAAGAACAATAATGCCTATTAATTGGAGCGCTTTAGACTCTAGATCAGGTTTTAAGCAAGAATATACTGCAACAAATTATGGGGCAAGCGTATCTCAGTCTCAACATCTTCTTGTAACAGATGTAATTTCAGAAGGACCTATAGGAGGTTTAGTAGAGGGTGGAACAAGTGTTTTTGTAAACAGTGATCCAATTATTGCAAGAGGTACTAGCCCTTACATTGCTCCTGCAGGACAAACTATTACTCTTACTTCAGGCTCTACTTCTGCAACCGTAAATTTAAATAATACTACTTTCCAAGAACTGTATACAGCCGACTATGGAAAAAGGTATCTTAGTATGTGGGGTGCTTACCCCGGTATAAAAGCAACTAGTTCTGCTGCTCCTGTGGCTTCAAATAAAACTGCACAATCCGAAGGTACAGTTACTGATGGGTGGGAAATTGCTCTTACTCGCACTAGCGGAACTGCATTAGCAACTTCTTTTAATGCTCCTTCAAATAGGGTGGCATACGGCGAAGTTAGCAGTTTTAATATTGTAGATGGTACAGTAAGAGCGAGCCTGAAAACAGGAACAAATAAAAAATCAATAGCAGGTATTTTAACTGGTATAACTGGAGGATCTAATAATTTTACTTTTAAAAGCAAAGACAAAAGATTGCTTACTGAATTATTTGCAGATGCTGATCACAATGGAAGCACAGAACACACTTTATTCTTACACTTATACTTAGAAATTGCTGGTATTTCAGGCACTACCATAACTCTTGCAAACGCTTCTCCTATTACTCTTACTAAAAGGTTTGGTATCACTGGCCCTCAACGTCCCACTACGGGAACATCCGCATCAAGTGAACTTGCAAAAATTAAGAAGTACCCAGGAACTGATTTCCAATTTAATCCCGGAACTATAGATCAGGAGCCCTTGATTGGGATAGACGGAGTAGCGGGCACAAACTCCGTTGTTTTAAATAATATTAGTAGTACCGCTCTTGAAAAAGATACACCTATTATAATTACAGGTACGGGAGCCCAAGCTAGTTTAATTGACGAAGTAAAAATAGTGATAGCATATCCTAGCGGTCTTTATAGTATAGACGAAGGGAACGGTAAAAAGTTTAGTGCAGCAGCTGCCTATAAAATAGAACTCTCTGTTGATAGGGGAGGAAACAGTTTAGACACTTTTGAGGTAGTTCCTGGAAATGGAACATTCGGAGGCGTGCCTGTTTTTACAAATGAAGCTTGGCAAGAAAGTGCGGTAACTTTTGAAACTAGAGTAAATTTAGAAGATTTCCAACCTTTTGCTAATTTTAAAATAAAAATAACTAGACTTACAAAGCATAGTTTCACAGAAGGCGGTGGTACAGTACAGATAGGCTCTTTACAGCTTTCTGGAGACGAAGACCACAAAATTATTGGCGCTGCACAAATACAAGCAGTAACAGGTATTATAAAAGAAAAACTAAATTTTGCATATACCGCTTATGCAAATCTTAAGTTTTGGTCAAAAACTTTTGGAAGTATGCCAAAGCGTACCTATGAATGCTATGGCTTGAAAGTAAAAGTGCCTTCAAACTATGTAACACGAGAAGAAGCAAATGGTATATCTGCCAACTACAAAAGAAATGTAAGCACAGGAGTAATAGAAAGCACTCCTCAGTTTTGGGATGGAAACTTTCGAGATGAATTAGTTTATACTGACAATCCTGCTTGGGTATTTCATGATATTCTTACAAATAATAGATATGGACTCGGTGACTATTTAGAAGCAGGTGATATAGATAAGTACTCGTTATATAAAATTGCCAGACATTGTGACGAGTTAGTTCCTGATGGTAAAGGGGGGCAGGAGCCTCGTTTTCGTGCGAATATATACTTAACAAAAGCTACAGACGCTTATAAAATAATGAAAGACTTTGCCACAGTTTTTAGAGGTATACTTTACTGGGCAGACTCTAAGTTTTTTGCAGTAATAGATGAAAAGAAACAACCTATTTTTAATTTTTCCCGTTCTAATGTTATTGATGGTCAATTTAGCTATGAAACTACAGGTGATAAGACTCGTATAAATCAAGTAGTTGTTGAATGGAACAACCCGGATAACGAGTTTAAATTAGAACCCCTAATAATTGAGGATAGAGAAAATCAAATAAAAACTTCTAAGATAAGAACTGAAAAAGCTGTTGCATTTGGTTGCACTTCCGAAGGTCAAGCAATAAGGTATGGAAGATGGAAACTTTGGACTTCTATTAATCAAACAGAGGTTGTAAGTTTTACAACTTCTCTTAATGCATCTTTTCTAACTCCGGGGGATATAATAAATATTCATGATGATGTAGACTACGAAATACCTTTCAGCGGAAGAATGTCTGCCTACAGCTCAGGAACTCCAAGTATTACTTTAGATAGAACTATTAACTCTCATTTTTCAGGAGGGCATAGTTATATTATAGCCGTGTTGCTTCCTAAAAGAACTATACTTTTAAATCAAGCTAGTGCTACTATTGCAACTTCTGGAGGCAATGCAAGTAAATCTAGAGGCGAGACAATTACAGAAGCTACTGTACAGGGGGCTGTCAGAACTCTTATACACAGTACAACAGGCACTGTAAACGGAGCTGTAAATAATTCTAAAAATGTTACTATGGACGCTTCGAACTCTTTAATAGCTGTAGGAGACACCATCACAGGAGCAGGAATAGACAGAACAATAACTGTAGAGGCTGTAAGCGGTACAAGCCTAACTCTATCTGTAGCTCAAACTCTTGCGGATAATATAACTCTCACTTTCGAAAACCCAGAAACTACACAGCAAAATATTGCTAGCGCAGTAGATACTAGCGGGGATCCTTTAAATTTACAATATGAAGAAAGCACTATTGTGGAAGAAAGAACTCTTACAACAGGGAGCACTACAACTTCGGATGGCAAAGATACAATACCTTTAAGTTCGGCTTTTTCCGTAACTCCTTTGTCTGGAGCTGTGTGGGCGGTTAAAGAGATACCCTCTGGAGAAACAGAGGGAACTACGGCATCTTATAAACAGTACAAGATACTGAGTATTGCTGAAGATAATAAAGCACAGTTTGGTATAGTTGCTGTAGAATATTATGAGTCAAAATTTGATGCCGTAGATAGTAAAGAGTTTACGGTTGCAGCAGACGATCCTTTATACCCACCTGAGAGAACAGAAGAAGTTCCTGCACCTAAAAATCTAAGAATTTTAAGAGAGCCTTTAGCTTCAGAACCTGGGGAAGAGTTTACACTTATGTGGGATCCACCTGATCCACTGTCTAATACAGGCGTATCAGAAGTTTACGAAAACTTAGCAGAATTTGAAATTACTCATGACGTAGAAGGACTAGA